AAGGGGTGGCCAGTGGATTGATGGTTTCATACCCGAATCTAGGTCAGGATTATGCCAGTGTGACATACTCTAGCTTAAGGGAGGCAAAATTAAACATTCAGGCATTAACCAATGTTTACCGGGGTTTAAACATAGCTAACGAAGAAGAACCGATTTTCCGGGCTTGGCTTGGCTTTGCATTGCGCACCGGGAAGATTAATCTGCCAGCCAGTAACTTTGAAAACTTCGCCAAGGGGAACTTTGTCGGAGCGGCTTTTCCATATGTTGATCCGCTCAAAGATGTAACCGGTCTTGAAAAGGAACTTTCAATTGGCGCAACCAGCCTATCGAGGGCAATTAAAGAACGTCTTGGGGTTTCACTTGATACAATTATTGCCGAGCGGAAGCGTGATATTGAACTGTTTGAAGAAGCCGGGTTGCCTGTTCCTGAAGCGTTGAAAGGAAATATTTTATCAACATCGAGTGAACCGGATGAAACCCCGGAAAATGAAAATCAAGATGATAGCGAAATGAGTTCAATACTTGGCGACTTGAAAGAGCAAGCTGATACCTATGGTGTAGGTGTTCGCGCCGGGATGGTCACCCCACAAAAAATTGATGAGGAAGACTTTCGCCAGAAGGCGGGATTGCCAAAAATGTCAAATGAGGCTGAAAGCGCATGGGCAGATGATGGAGGAATAAGAAGACCAATTACTTTGCAATCGCAATCAGCATTTGAGGCAACGCAAGCAACCATTGAAGGAGTTGCAGAAGACGGGTGATCTATTCCCGATGAATGAAGATAGTAATTTAGAAGATACCGATGAATAACGAGATTGGATATAGAACCTTTGCGGTTCGCAATGAAGATGGTGAAGAAGCCCCAAGGGGAATTTTAACATCTGAAGCCCCGGTTCCCATGTATGATTGGAAACGTGGAGACTATGTGCCAGAAGTGCTTTTGATGAGTGGCATGAAAGCCCGGGGAATTAATGGCAAGATTAAGCTTTTGGACACTCACAAAACCGATTCCGTTTCATCAGTGCTTGGAGCCTTTACAGATTTGCGGGTGCGCAATGCAGGTGAAAGGGATGTGCCGGATAATTTTGTGGAAGGAAGAATTGAAGTTTCTGAAGTACATCCTGAAGTGGCGACCAAACTCCGCGAAGGGTTTATTAATGAAATGAGTGTCGGTTATAGATATTCCGACGAAAAAACGACTTTCGTGCCAGAGGGCGAAACAGTTGAGATTGAAGGCAGGGAATACACCGGCCCGGTTAACATTAGAATGGAATGGGATGCCCAAGAAGCATCTTTAGTGCCTCTCGGCGCAGATTCACAGGCACAAATAAGAGGCTTTCAAAACTTTGAAGAAGCCAAACAAAAAATTTCTCGCAACCTCCAAAAAGACCAACCCAACCAACCCGGCTTGATCGCCGAAAAGGTTAATGCCAATGACAAGGCTTCAGGTGAGGAAACAGAAGAGCAAGCGGAGAAAACCCAAATTAAACAACAACCCATAAACATTGATTCTATCATGGAAGATAATACAAAATCCGTTGATAGCGTTAACGTTGACGAACAAGTGCGCGAAGCCGTAAAGGTCAAGTCAAACGAGTTCGACAAAAGGGCTGATGCAATACTTGCACTCGGTGAAGAGGTTGGTGATAGCAATTGGGCTATCTCCCAACTCCGTTCCGGTGCATCTGTTGAAGATGCCCAGCGTGACGCTATTGGCAAACTGAAGGAAACCAGCGCATCCGTTGGTTATAAAACTGAAGGTGACGTTGGACTTTCCAAAAAGGAGCGTGAGCGTTATTCACTTTCTAAGGCAATGCTGGCACTTGCTAATGGCAAGAAGCCTGACGGCATTGAAAAAGAAGTTTCTGATTTCATCAGTGACCGTTGTGACCGTGAAGCCGATGGCTTCTTCGCCGCACCGGAAGCATTTCGCCCAAGTGGTGAAAGAGCTGATCTGTTGGCTGGAACAATTGCTAGTGCAGGAACAGGTGGTGGCGTAGTCGGTGACGACTTGCTTGCTGGTTCTTTCATTGACGCATTGCGCCCGAAGCTGGTATCAAGCCAAGCCGGTATCACAATCCTTAACGGATTGACCGGAAATGTTGTGATCCCCAAGCAAACTGCATCAGCTACTGCAACCTGGAAAACTGAGGTTGCCGCTTTTGATGAAGGTGTGCCGACTTATGGGCAGATCACTCTTGAGCCACAGCACCTCGGCTGTTATGCAGACGTTTCCAAGCAATTGCTTGCACAGGGAACACCTGACGTTGACACGCTTTTGCGCAACGACCTTTCAGCCGCGATTGCAACTGGTCTTGATAAGGCTGTTTTCCGTGGTTCCGGTTCTGGAGAGCCTCAAGGTATTGATGGCGCATCTGGAGTTGCAACATCAGAAGTTAAGGGGTCAGCCACAGGCGGCTCTGGAACGGATGGTTTACCAACCGCCGCTGAACTCTTTGAGTTTGTAAGCGATGTAGAAGATGGCAACGCTCTTGACGGTAGCCTTGCATGGGTAACTACCCCAACTGTTGCAGGTTTGTTAAAGCAAACCCAGCTTTACAGCAACACTGATTCCACCATGTGGGATTGGCGTAATGGTAACACCATCT